CGGGAGTTGAACCCATTACCCTAGAAGAATTAAAGATAGCGGCCAGGATAGATACCGTTGAAGAAAACGAATATTTAGAATCAGTCATAAAGGCCACAAGGTTAACCTGTGAAAAATGGCTAGGTAGAACATTGATAGAAAAGACCCTCCGGTTAACCATGTCTCTATGGCAACAACCCATGGCATTACCAAAGGCCCCCGCTATATCTATAACCAGTATTAAAACGCTAGATGATTACGGGGCAGGAACCCTGATCGATCCCTCAGAATATTATCTTTCAGAGAATAAAGATCCAGGTTTTATCTATACTCCAGGATCCGCCCCGACCGGTGGCAGGGCTCACATGGGAATAGAGGTTATCTATAAGGCCGGGTATGGACCGGAGCCCGAGGATGTCCCCTCCCCCTTGAGGCAGGCAATTCTATTATGGTCAACTGATATTTACGAGAACAGAATACCAGCCCAGGGCGCATCGGTTACCCTTGCCCTAGAGGTAATACCGTCTAACGTTAAACGTCTGTTGTCACAATTCCGGGTTATGAAATTATGACCGTATTGGTTAACAAACTTAGGAACCGGGTAAGGATTGAATCAGTTGAGCAGGTTCCCCGCATGGATG